GAGCTGGGTGATTCCGGCTCGGAGGTTGCCGGAGTAATCATGGAGGAAACAGGACAGTCCTTCGGACAGTTGATGAAGTCAGGATATTCATTGGCAGACGTTCTGGAAATTCTCTATAACAGCGTGGATCAGGACAGTGAAGCATTGATGAACCTGTGGGGCAGTGCAGAAGCCGGAAAGGCTGCCAACGCTGTTATCAATCAGGGACTTGATACATTCAATAACAATCTGGATAAGCTGAGAAATTCAGCAGGAACAACGGAGAGAGCTTATTCTGCTATGACGAATACTACGCAGTATGCGACAGAACGTATGCAGAATAGCTTCAATAACCTCGCAATCGCCATTGGAGACGACATAAACCCTACGGTGGCACAGTTTAAGAATGGTATAGCAGATATTACAGATGGATTTACAGAACTTATCACGAAACATCCAGCAATTTCCGCACTGCTTACTGGTGCGGCTGTTGGGATTGGTGGTGTCACTCTTGCACTTACTGCGTACACCGCTGTTACAAAGGTAGCGACTGTAGTTACAGCGGCAATGGGGACTACTATGTCGGTAGCCCTTGGACCGCTTGCGTTGGTTGCAGCAGCAATCGGAGGAGTTACAGCGGCAGTTATTTATCTTAATAATACAGAAGATGAGATGGCAAAGGCGCAGGAGAATCTTACTCTATCGTCAAAGGAGACACAAAAGGAACTCGATAAATTACAAGATCAATATGCAGAACTTGAAGAAGCTGGACAGGCAGATACAGTTGCGGCATACGAATTAAAAAACCAAATCGACGAGTTGAGTGCTTCGTTTGAGGAAAATAAAGAGACTATAGCAGATCTTGTTGCACAGACCGAGGAATTACGAACGGCATTGGATGAAATTGATAGCAAATACGAAGAAACAATGAGTGGAATTGATGATAGCGAATCTTCTTCAAAATCATTAATCGCTCAACTTGTAGCTATGCAGGAAAATACAAATCTATCTGGTGGGCAGTTGGAAATTATGCAAGGCATAGTCGATAGACTGAACAATTCCTATGAGGGATTAAACCTCACGCTTGACTCTACAAACGGAAAACTGAACATGTCGGTGGAAGATTTATGGCAGGCGGTTACAGATTCCGCAAATCAGGAGAAAGCACAGGCAAACATGGATAAGCTTATGGATTATATAGGACAGTACCAAAATGCACAGTCCACATTTGATGAAGCTAATAAGTCCATGAATGCAGCATATGAAGAATATCAGAAAGCTCTTGATGAAGATTGGTCGGAAGAACATCCATTCTTAGCATGGTCTGGTTTAGCTGATGGAGCTGAAATGAACTGGTCTGGATCGGTAAAAGATGCCTATAACGAGTATAGTGTGCTTAAAGATGCGACTGCAGATGCAGAAGAGGAATTTAATCGTGTCACAGATGCCATTCGTGAATGCTATGAAGAAATGGGGTACTCTGAGGAAGAAATCGACAGCATGATGTCAGAACTTGCTCTTGCGTCTGCATCAGCAACAGAGGCTTCCGAGATATATGAGCAGCAGAGAGAGGTACTGGAGAGTACATCTGACGGATACAACGAGGCAAGCAGTGTCATTCAAGGATATTCGGCACAGCTTGAAGAATTGTGCACAGCCTATGATGATGCTTACGATTCAGCTCTGCAGAGTGTTCAAGGTCAGTATGATTTATGGACAGAGGTTGAGGACGTAACAGCAATGACATCCCAGAGTATCAAGGATGCGTTGCAGTCACAGATAGATTACTGGAACTCATACAACGAGAACATGAATTCTCTTACAGCCAGAGCAGACGAAATCGAAGGATTGTCTGATATGCTGAAAGATTTGTCAGATGGCAGTGAGGAGTCAGCTGCAATGCTGGCCGGCATGGAAAGCATGAATGATGCAGATCTGTCAGCAGTAGTGAAGCAATACAATGACCTGCAGACAGCTCAAGGCGATACAGCAACCAGTATGGCAGAGTTGGAGACGGATTTTTCTAATTCCCTTACCAAGATACAGACGGATATGGAAACAGCTGTTGATAATCTAAACCTGAGTGATGAAGCGAAGGCAAATGCGAAATCCACTATGGATGCCTATGTGAAGGAAATTCAAGACGGAGTATCGAAAGCCCAGAGTGCAATCAATTCCCTAAGCTTTGCAAACACCACTCTAAAGGGCGGTGGATATCATGCATACGCAGAAGGTACCGTAGATGCGGAACCGGGACTTGCACTGGTCGGCGAGGAAGGTCCGGAGCTTGTCAATTTTGGTGGCGGAGAAGTTGTTTATACAGCTGATGAAACAGCTAACATACTTGCAAAAGATACATCTTCGGACAGTTTCTATGTGGAGCCGGAGCAGGCGGCTAATGATACAGCAGGCGGCGACAGGACAGTGACTTTTAGAGTAGAGGGTGCTGGAGAAATGAAGGTAACCGGAAATGGTGTCACAAAGGAAGATGTTGTAAGCCTGTTAATGTCGAACATGAAGGATGCTCTTATGGGTATCATTCAGCAGGAAATTGAGGAGGAAGGAGATTTGTCGTATGAGTTCTAATTATCAATTAGCCATGAAGCTGAACAGCATTTTTCGGTTTCCGGTTCTTCCAGAAGAAATAGAAGTGTCGTATGGCAGTGACAACTCCAACCTCAAGGTGTATGGAGTTGGTGAGTGTACGATTATACAGGACAGTGCAGCTGCGAACATTAGCTTTTCGAGCTTTTTCCCGAAGACTTATTTCAGCGGATGCAATTACAGCAACATTCCGGATCCGAACACAGCAGTAGCACAGGTTTTGGCAATGAAGAACACCAAGAAGCCGGTGCGGCTTACTCTTACCGGAGGCATGGGAATATCCATGTATGCCACCATTGAGAAATTCAAAACCTCAGAGGTTGGCGGCGATCCTGGAACGGTGCAGTTTGACATTACCTTCAAGGAGTACAGAGAAATCACCATGCGTCAGATCAAGGTGAATGTTACCACACAGAAAGCTACTGTTTCACAATCCTCTCCAAGGGTGGATAACACTCCGGCGGCACAGACATACACAGTGAAAAAGGGCGACTGTCTTTGGAACATCGCAAAGAAGTTCTACGGATCAGGAGCTAAATATACCGTTATTTACAATGCGAATAAAGGTGTTATTGGCAGTAACCCAAATCTGATTTATCCCGGACAGGTTTATACCATACCGGCAGCATAGGAGGTAGCCATGGCAATACAATTTGTAATTATCCATAACGGAACGGGCTATGATGTGTCAAATATGTTCGAGGAGATCACTTGGAGCGGCAGGAAAGGAGCTGCTCCAAGGTCTGTCAGTATCACTCTGATGGATGATGATGGATACAATCATTCAAGGGTTACGGTAGATTGTGCTAATGGAGACCAATGTGTTTTTTATGAGGGCGGCAAAGAGCTGTTCCGGGGCATAATCACAAGCCATAAGCAGAGTAATTCTAAAAAGCTGGTGGTAAAAGCCTATGACAATGCTTATTATCTGGCGAACAACAAGGATTCATTCTGCTATACCAACAAGACGGCCACAGATATATTCAATGATTGTATGTCAAGGCTGGGAATGACAGGAAATGCGGTTGATACAAGCTATGTAATACCGGAACTTCCAAAAGCAAAGACAACTTATTATGATGTGATGCTCGATGCGTTAAGCACAACGTATAAAGCCACAGGGGAAAGATATTATATTTCTTCCGAAAATGGCACGATTTATTTAAGAAAAAGAGTGGAAAATGCCATGCAGTGGGTATTGGAAGCTGGGAGCAGTCAGTCAAACCTCACCAGTTACGAATACTCCAAGAGCATTGAGAAGATAAGAACCAGAGTAAGGCTCCTGTCGAAGGAGGATGCGATAGTGTATGAGAAAGCCAATACCGAGCTGGAATCGAAGATTGGTACCTTCATGGAGGTAAAGTCGGTGGACGATTCCTACACAGCCGCACAGATGCAGGAGCTGGTCGAATCAATCTTTGATGAAAAGGGGACACCGGAGCAGAGTTTGAAGGTCTCTGGCATGGGAGTATCGGAAGCTGTATCCGGAAAATGTGTTTATGTTATCATCCCTCATCTTGGATTAAAACGGTCTTTTTTTATTGATGAAGACACCCACAAGTACACAAGAGAAAGCCATACAATGACCTTAAAGCTTAACTTTGCAGAGCCTGTGACAAAATCATCAGGCTCAACACAGACGAGCTCTGAACACAAGATAGGAGACGTTGTGCAGTTCAATGGCGGTTACCACTATGTGAACAGTACCGCAAGCAAGCCTACCGGCTCCAGATGCAATGCAGGTCCGGCCAAGATTACTCACATTGCAAAAGGCAAGGCTCACCCATGGCACCTAGAGCACACAGACAGCAAGAGCAGGGTGTTTGGTTGGGTTGATGATGGCACATTTAGTTAGGAGGATGGATTATGGCAGATCAGGAAACACCTACCGGAATAAAACAGCTGATACAATCAATGGCACCGGAAGCACCGAGTGTGAAGGAGGGAATTGTAACATCCGCCTCTCCACTGGAAGTCACGCTGAAGAATGATGCAAAAATGGTATTAACCGCCAATTCGCTTGTGGTACCGAGAAGCCTTACGGACTACCAGGTCGAGGTTGATCTGGAAACGGGAGCCGGCTCTCTCATATCAAAAACGAAGACGGACGGAAAGCATACACATGAGGAACTAAGCGGAAGCGATGATGGAGCACATTCCCATTTTCTGGCAACATTTACTGTCAGAGACGGAGTTCTTATGATTCATAACGCACTAAAGAAAGGCGATACCGTTTATCTGCTGGCATTCAACAGCGGAAAACAATATTACATTTTGGACAGAAAGGGGTAATCAGATGGCGGTTGACATAGCTATTCCGGTTGCTGCCATTGAAGACGAGGAAACGATCACATCAAGAACCTACGCTATAGACTGGGAAGCTGGTCGGATTGCCGGATTCATAGATGAGCAGGAGGCTGTTAAGCAGTTCATAAAGAAAGCCCTTCTGACACCTCGTTTTCATTGCCTTATTTATGACAGTCAGTATGGCAGCGAAATACGTGACAGTGTTATAAGGAACACTGCAACAAGAGAGTATATAGAGGCAGAAATGCCCTTCCTTATCAGAGACACACTGATTCATGACGAGAGAATTCTGGATGTTTATAACTTCGGGTTTGAATTTAAGGATACCTATCCGCATCAGGACAGTGTGATCATATCGTTTGATGTAGACACAATTTACGGAAGCATACAGACAAAGGAGGTGATTTAGGTGTTTGAAGAATTTACGGAAGATTACTTTATGGATCAGGCGAGAGCTCTTGGTGAAGAATACGGGGTGGATACCAGACAGGGAAGCTTATTCATGGATGCTGCCACAGGTCACTGCATCCGTATTGCAAAATTCATGAATGATCTCAGTACAGCCTTTGAAATGCTGGCAGTTGATACCTGCACCGGAGATGTTTTGACGGAAAAGGCGGCTCAGGATGGCATTTACAGACAAAGTGCCACTCCATCCTACTATGAAGTTTCATTTACTGGCACAACTCCGGAACTTGGAAGCAGGTTCTTTGTAGAATCCTGCTACTTCAAGCTTATATCGAAGGATGACAGGTTTTTGTTGGAGTCAGAAGTCCTTGGAACTGCGACCAATTCTGTCCTGCCCGGACAGAATGTCGTGCCAGTCTACGAAGTCAACGGTCTTGAAGCATGTACGCTTGGTTCTCTTTATATTCCGGGAGCTGAGGAAGAAACAGACGATGATTTAAGAAGCAGATGGCAGGAAAAGAAAACAGGACCGGCACAGAATAATAATCGTTCACAATACAAAGTCTGGTGCGAGGAAAGAGCGGGTGTGGGCAGGGCACACATATTGCCGTTGTACGGAGGCGAAAATACCGTTAAGGCTGTCATATATTCCACAGAGGGCGGAATCCCCGCTAAGAGCATATTAGAGGACGTACAGAGTTATATTGATCCGATTGTGGAAGGGTATCAAGTTACTGTCAACGGCAAGGCTCTTACGTTCAGTGATGGCTTAGGAGATGGGGTATCTGATCTGGGAGCTCATTTTCTGGCGGCTGCTCCGGAGGCGGTTGATATTTCGGTATCATTCAGTGCAG